GATTCCTAGGTGGAGTTATTTAATAGAGCCTGTAGACGGAGCCTATTTAAACACCCAAAAAATAGGGGGACTTGATTTTGTTATAAACACCTCTATCGAAGATGTTAAATATGTCAATAGGCTTGGCAAAGTACTTAATTCTCCCCAAGGCTCCGAAATACCAAAAGGTTCAATCGTAATTTTACACCACAACGTTTTTAGGGTTTACTATAACATGAAAGGTAAAAAAACAAAAAGCAATGAATATTTTAGAGAAAATAAATATTTGGTTCCAGAAGAAAAAATATATATGTACAACTATAGTGGAGATTGGGTTTGCACTTCTGATTTCTGCTTTGTTAGCCCTGTAGATTTTTCGCAAGATGATGAAATATTCCGATCTGACAAAAAAGAACAAGAGCACACTGGTGTAATAAAATATATAAAAAATTCATATATTAACACAGGTGATAAAGTTGCTTTTACAAAAAACTCAGAATACGAGTTTAATGTAGACGGAGAAAAGCTTTATAGAATGAAACATAAAAACATTTGTTTACTTTTAGATGGGTAAGTCATTAAATAGAAGGGGCAAATATAGCCACTGCACAAGGGCGCAGAAAAATGGAAGGAATAAACCAGCAAAAAAGAACAAGTAATGGCTGATGCGTTTTTAAAAAATAACATATCCATAGTCATATCATTTGTGGCTGCAGTGTTTGCGGCAGGGGGGATATTTTCTGAATTTACATCACTAAAAGATGAGATACATTTAGTTCACGAAAGATTAGATGAAAAAATAGTTATTATAGATCGTCTTGAAGTGCGTATACTTGAAATGGAAAAACAATTAGAGTATGAAAAGGGTTTTTTTGAAGCCACATCTAAATCTAAATAAATGAGCAAGGAAATAAAAAACACCATACAGAGAGTAATTGATGCAGGAGAAAAAGCTGTTGAAGAGCTTATTAAAGTTGCGCATGATGAAATAATTACTGATGATCCGTCAGAGGATTTAGCGGCAGATAGATTGAAAAATGCAGCAGCTACAAAAAAACTTGCAATATTTGATGCTTTTGAGATATTAAGTAGGTTAGAAACAGAAAAAGATAAGTTAAGTGGAAAGGAAGAGTCTTCAGAAGGTTCGGGAAAAGATACAGGATTTCAAAGCTTCGCAGAATCCAAAGGAAGAAAGCTTTAATCTATTTTTAGAGCTTAAAAACTTTATACCTGCAAAAACTTTAAATGCTAAAAACAAAAATAAATCTTGGCGGTATGGATATGACCACGAGCATGATATTATTGTCATAGCAAAAAACGGACAATTAGGAAGTGTAATTCAGATCCAAGATTTAAAGATTGGATTACCTTTGCAGCCGAAGAAAATATATTCAAGAAGTCGTGAAAAAGCAAAACAATACTGGGAGCCCTTTGAGTATCCAAAAGAACTTAATTACATTAAAACAATATTTCAATGGAACGAATATCCAAACTCATTTAAAGATAAGTGGCTTGAATATATTGAATCTGAATTTGACAGGAGAGAGGGCGGGTTTTGGTTTAAAAATAACGGGTCTCCTATTTATATTACTGGGTCTCACTACATGTACCTACAGTGGACAAAGATTGATGTTGGCAAACCAGACTTTAGAGAATCGAATCGAATATTCTACATATTCTGGGAAGCTTGCAAAGCAGATGAACGATGTTTTGGAATGTGCTATCTCAAAAACAGAAGATCGGGATTTTCTTTTATGTCCTCATCAGAAATCGTTAACCAGGCAACAATTACTTCGGATGCAAGATTTGGTATACTATCAAAAACTGGAGCAGATGCAAAAAAAATGTTTACCGACAAAGTCGTTCCAATATCAACAAACTACCCCTTCTTCTTTAAGCCAATACAAGACGGGATGGATCGACCAAAAACAGAACTTGCATATAGAGTTCCCGCATCAAAGCTCACTAGAAAGTCCATCGTCAAGTCGGACAGCGATAATCTTACAGGACTCGACACGACTATTGATTGGAAAAATACCGGAGATAACTCCTACGACGGTGAAAAATTACGACTCCTTGCCCATGACGAAAGCGGTAAGTGGGAAAAACCAGATAATATCCTCAACAACTGGGCTGTCACTAAAACTACATTGAGGTTAGGTAGAAAAATTATCGGCAAGTGTTTGATGGGATCAACTTCAAACTCATTAGACAAGGGTGGTGAAAACTTTAAAAACTTATATAGAGATTCTGATTTGTCCACAAGAAACGTAAACGGACAAACAAAAAGCGGAATGTATAATTTATTTATCCCTATGGAATGGAACATGGAAGGCTTTTTGGATATTCACGGTAACCCGGTTTTTTATACAGATAAAGTTGTTGAGGGGATAGACGGTATGGACATAAACATTGGCGTTATTGACTACTGGAACAATGAGGTGGATTCTTTAAAAAGCGACCATGATCAGCTAAATGAATTTTATAGACAATTTCCTAGAACCGAAAATCATGCTTTTAGAGATGAATCAAAAAATACTTTATTTAATTTATCTAGGATTTACGAACAGATAGATTATAATGACGGACTTGAAGCACAAAGAGTGGTTATGCAAGGAAGTTTTTCATGGAAAAATGGAAAGAAAGATACAGAGGTAATATGGAGTCCAAACAAAAACGGAAGATTTTATGTAACCTGGATACCTCCAAAAGAGCTTAGAAATAATGTTGTGTATAAAAACGGTAAGAAATATCCAGGAAACGAGCACATAGGATCATTTGGATGCGATTCTTATGACATTTCAGGCACTGTGGGTGGGGGTGGATCTAACGGAGCATTACATGGCCTTACAAGGCTTAATTTCGATGCGCCTTCAGACGTGTTTTTTTTAGAATATATATCAAGACCACAGACATCAGAAATATTTTATGAAGATGTGTTAATGGCTTGTGTTTTTTATGGCATGCCAATACTTGCAGAAAATAACAAACCAAGAATATTATATCATTTTAAAAATAGAGGGTACAGATCATTTAGCCTATCAAGACCGGATAAGCATAAAAACGATTTGTCTAAAGCTGAAAGAGAACTTGGAGGAATACCTTCTTCTTCCCCAGTAATTGCTATACATGCTGAGGCTATAGAGTCTTACATAGAGAACAATGTTGGTTTTGATGAAAGTTCAGGTGGAAATATGTTTTTTAATAGAACATTATTAGATTGGGCAAACTACGATATATCTAACAGAACAAAGTTTGACGCCTCTGTTAGTTCTGGTTTAGCTATAATGGCTAACAATAAATATGTGGTGAAACCTGAAAAAAAGGTTAAAGAAATAAATGTTAACTTTGCAAGGTACAACAATCGTGGAATGACTAGCACTATGCTTAGAAAATAAATATGTACGAAAAGGGCCCAAGAAGAATTATAGGATTTCCTGATCAATTAGTTACTGATGGTGAAAAATCATCGGAGGACTATGGTTTGCGTGTTGCTCAAGCAATAGAAGCCGAGTGGTTTAGAAAAGAAAGTGGTACTTCAAGATTCTACAACAACAGAGACACATATCATAAGCTAAGAACTTATGCTATGGGTGAACAGTCTGTTCAGAAATACAAAGATGAATTAGCTATAAACGGCGATATATCTTATCTAAACTTAGACTGGTCTCCAGTGCCTATCATACCAAAGTTTGTAGATATCGTTGTAAACGGAATGTCTAACAGGCTTTATGATGTGCTTGCTCAGGCTGTAGATAGCATTTCTTCGAACAAGAAGGCGATGTACAAGCTTAAGCTTAAAACAGAAATGAACAATAGACAGGACTTTAAACAAATAGAAGAGTCTCTTGGAATTAGTATGTTTGACACAGCTGAAGATGAACTTCCAACTTCTAAAGACGAACTTGACTTACATGTATCTTTAAACTACAAAGACGATATAGAGCTTGCACAAGAGAAAGCTATAGAAACTGTTTTGCAATTAAACGATTACGATCAAATTAAACGTCAAGTGGATGAAGATCAAGTCGTCTTGGGAATATCTGCTTTACGCCATTCTTTTAATACACATGACGGTATTAAGGTAGATTATATAGATCCAGCTAATTTTATATGGAGTCCAACTGAAGACCCAAACTTTGAAGACTGTTACTATTTTGGTGAAGTTAAAAATGTAAACATTACAGAGCTAAAAAAACTTGATCCATCTTTAACCCAGGAAGACATATCTGACATCTCTAAAATGTCTTCTAAGTTTGACGCATATCAGGGCATTAGAGGTGGGTATCATTCCGACAACTTCGACAAAAGCACTGTAACTCTATTATATTTTTGCTATAAAACAGATAAGAATATTGTATATAAGAAAAAGAAAACTGCAACTGGAGGCGAAAAAGTTTTGAAAAAAGACGACCAGTTTAACCCCCCTAAAACAGAAGCAGCAAGATTTGAAAAGCTTTCAAAAAGAATTGATGTCTGGTATGAAGGAGTGTACGTTTTAGGTAGCAACAGATTGATTAAATGGGACATAATGAGTAATATGGTAAGACCCAAGTCTTCTATAAACAAAGTTTACTCTCCTTTTATCGTTTCAGCAAAAAAACAATACAGGGGGCAGATTGATTCACTTGTTAAAAGAATGGTGCCTTTTGCTGATCAAATTCAACTGATACATTTAAAACTACAACAGGTCACCGCAAAAATGATACCTGATGGTGTGTATATGGATATAGATGGATTGTCCTCTATAAACATAGGAAACGGCGCTACATATTCTCCTCAAGAAGCTTTGAATTTATATTTTCAAACAGGCTCTGTCTTGGGAAGGTCATACGCAGAAGACGGAGAAATAAACAGAGGCAAAATACCAATTCAGGAACTCACAGCCTCTGGAGCTAATAATAAGATATCTTCTCTTATTAATATGTATAACTACAACTTAGGTCTTATCAGATCTGTTACTGGCCTTAATGAGGCTAGAGACGGTAGTACGCCAGATCCAAACTCTTTGGTTGGTGTGCAGAAGCTTGCTGCTTTAAATTCAAATACAGCCACTAGGCATATATTAGAGTCCAGATTAAATATGACTAGAAAGCTTTCTGAGTGCATAAGCCACAGAATGTCTGATGTGCTTATGTATTCTGATATGAGAGAAACTTTTGTAAATAGCATTGGAAGGTACTCTATGGATCTTATAGAAGAAATAAAACAAATGCATTTACATGACTTTGGAATATTCATTCAATTACATCCAGACGAGGAAGAAAGAAACTTCTTAGAGCAAAACATTCAACAAAGTCTATCATCTGGCAAGATAGATATAGATGACGCTATAGACATTAGAGCTATAAAAAATACTAAGATTGCATCTCAATTATTAAAAGTCAGAAAGAAGAGAAAAGAAAAGATGGATTTTGATAAACAGCAGGCGGCTATAAAAGCTCAATCTGAATCAAATCAGCAAGCAGCACTAGCATCTGAACAAGCCAAACAACAAACCATGCTCTCAAAGCAAAGAACCGAAACGGAACTTAAAAGACTTGAGGCACAACTTGAAATGGAAAAGATGCAGTTTGAGGCTGAGTTAAAATTGAGGCTTATGAAAGAACAAAAATCTTTAGACAAAGAAAATATAAAAGCATCTATAGATTCTCAAATGTCTAAAGAATTATTTAGAGAGGACAGAAAAGATAAGCGTAGCAAAATACAAGCTTCACAACAATCACAACTTATACAACAAAGAAAACAAGATTTAGATCCAATAGATTTCGATGGCCAAGATTATTTAGGTAGCGGTTTACAGGGTCTTCAATCTGATTTTTAATTATTTGTATATTT